GTAATGTCTGATTGATATGTCCTACCTTCAAACGCTTTCTTACCGACATCGTAGACACTAAGGCTGGGCATATCCCAGTGATCTCCTAAGTGAACGATAACATCAGGCTTCTTATCTGCTGCATATTTACCCACCCATTCTAAATGATCAGTAGGATATCCAGGCTTACACTGTGTGTCAGGGATTACTAAGTGTCTCATGCTGCTCCTTTAGCAGTTGTATGAAATATTCTGCATCTATTACTACCAGTGGTTTAGAGCTGTTCTGCTTAACGACCACGACAGGTTGCCTACCTTCAGGACAGTTGTCTATTGCTTGTGAGTAGAAAGCATACACAGCCATTGACTCTCTTGACTTACACTCAACTGATATACCTAATGTATCACCTGCTTGCTTAGAGAACAGGATGTCCTCGCCACCAGCACCCATACTCGTAGACCTTACATCGTCTTGGGAAAAGGGAAAGCGTTCGAGGATTTGATCTCGGAACCATTGCTGGAGCTTGCGTCCTTTGGCTTTTGCACTTTGGGTTTTAATGGTTTTCTCCCTATGTCTAAGAATTTATCGAGTGTTACTTTCTTAATGCTTTTAATCCAGCCTTTAGGTATGTGTATCCTAGAGTTGGATTGATCGTGTCGATATCACAGCAGCAAGGCAGATAGCCTCTGTTGTTTCATCCACAATAAAGCCTATGCTCAAACAAGGATGTACCTCTGCTTTTGATTCAACATCCCACCCAGCATCAGACACAGCGTCAACCCATTGCACATAACCTATTGTGAAATGCTTGGCGGTTTCCATAGCTGATTCTCTTTTCTTCTTATCCATAGCAGTTGCGCCCTTTCAGTCAGTAACTCAAGGTTATCTTCATACGCCTCTAAAACTGCAGCAAATAGTTGTTTCTCGTTATTACAATCTTTCAGTATTCTATCAGCCTTAACGGGACCGATGCCCTGTAGTCCAGATATATTGTCCACCCTGTCACCTGTTAGGATTTGAAGGTAAAAGTTTTTGATTCCTTCTTTCTCAGTGACATAATAAAGATCGTCCTTGACAAAGTTATAATGCCAGCCTCTTAACATATCGAGGTCTTTATCTAACGACATAATGCAAAAGGCACCTGCCCTCATACCATAGGCTGCGATACCAATTGCATCATCCGCTTCTTCACCTTCGCTTAACTCGAATCCCCACTTCTCCATGAGGTACTGACGCAGAGCTTCGTAGTGGTTAGGCTTTCTCGCGTCACTACGATTCCCCTTGTACTCTTTCTCGTTAGCTATCTTGTACCGGAAGTTGGTTCTGCCGGTGATGTAACCGAAGTAGTCATCTACATAATCAAACCTGAGTAAGTTAGTTACATAGTGACCCATCCGGC